TATTGGATTTTACCATTTCAACACCATTCTTACCTAACAGCCTTCGTTGTTCGGCAACATATTCCTTTTCATCCATAACTTTTTGATTAGCACCATCAATAAACTGCTTTGCCAGTCCTTCAAAATCATCCTGAGAAAATCCGTATTGTTTAGCTATGCTGAGATAGGAATTTAACATTTCATCATCTTCCGGGATTTCTTCGCCCAAGAATTTTGTATCATATTCCTTTGGAGCTTTATGATCTCCCCGGCTGAATTTCTTCTCTAGCTCGGCAAAAGACTTAGCTAATTTTTCAGTCTGGATACCATCATTTTCATCCCAGAACTTATCCGGCAGCCAGTCAGGTTGGACAAACTCTACATCATCCGGGTTCTCTCCCTTGACTTCCTCATTTTCCTTTATGTGCTCCGGGGGTTCGGGATCAGCACCATTTTCCTCATTGGGTTTGGAAGTAATATCTTCACCCACCAATGCAGACATATCGGTTTCAGGCGCTACCATTTCTACTTCTTGTTCTTCAGCCATTTTCGCATCTCCTTATTCTTGATAAAATTTCCCTCACAATAGAATTCTGTCCTTCTCTTGAATACCCAAAAGACGGATCATCGCCCGGATACCAAGAAGGTTGATCTATCGTTACACTTTTTAAATGATCTAAAACCTTCTGCCCATCAGCCGTCTTAAAGCATTTGGCATATAAGAAATCTAGTTGAGAAGGTTCTATGGGTTGAACTACCCCAAAATCCGTATCGTCATCATTATCAAAATTAATTGATCTGATTACCTTCGCCTGTTCCTTGTCCTCCATCCATTACTCCCTGTTGTTGTTGTGCGGCCACTTGCTGTGCCTGTTCCATCATCATCTGTTGTATTTCCTGACGTTCTTCCGGGGTGGTTCTGATCTCAGCCGGAATAGCCAACTGATCAGCTATGTAGTCTAGTAATTTCTCCTGCTTGATGGCTATCTGCCCGATAGGCCCCATCTGTTGCGAGATTTGAACATACTGCATAATCTCCCCCAACTTTTCCATGTTCTGTGACATGGCAATAGGTGCAACTGGTATAACTTTGACTTGTAAGCCGTTGATACTCAGTGGTAATTCTATCATACCCATCTCATCCATCAGTTCCAGAGTTCTCCGAACTACCGGGTACATGATTTCATTTATTAACCTGCCAAAGCTACTTCCTAAGTTTTGGGATAGCTGTCTCATACGTTCTGCTATTTCGGTAGCTGATCTTGCCGACATGGTATCGGGCGGTAGGCTCTCATCCATCAGAATGGATTTAATAGAGGCAATAAGATCTTGTGAACTAATTTGGGATAATTGTGGATCACCTGATCTTGGCAGAGGCTGAAGAGATGGTCCTCTATTACCGCCATTAGAAGCTACAGGTATGATGGCGCCCGGCACCAGTCGTATGGAAGAAGGGTTAAGAATACCATCGTCACTTGCTGTGTATACACCGGCAATCGAAAGTGATGCGTTCTTAAAGAAATATTCTTTGAGGGTATTAAGTGATTTAATATCATGGATGCAGGATAATACTGGACCTCGCCCATATTTTTCACCTGCGGCAGTCATGTACCTGCTCACAATCCACGCAAATGAATTCATCCTGCGATAGACAATTTCATGGTCACCCGACTTGTCGAGAAGGTGGTAATGATACACACCCTCTTCATCATCGTAACAGGTGATTTCCATGAGTTCTATTTTCTCATGTCTTTTGCTTGAATAGGTTTCCTGAAGTTCACTTGGGATTTTTGCATCCGGGAATTCTCTGGAAATATTTTCAAATGGGATAATATGTTTTCGATAGACCTTATCAACTGTACCATGTGGACCTTCATCAAAAGCTATTAATGCCTGGGGTATGGCTGTGTATCGTATTGGGGAAGTCTCGCTACCTTTTTGAATAAGCATAGAGCCGGTGCCAATGGCAAGTTCTAGAAGCAGTTCGCCCATAGCCATATCAAAATTAGACTGACGCATAACATCAAACATCTTATCCGTGTAGTCATCCAGAATGCGTTGGACTTCTACCCTTCGCTCTTCGGGTATTTCCTGACCGGGCACCAATCTGCACCACTGCCGTTGAATAGGGAAGATGCCGGCTTGTAATCTATTGGCAAACTTTTGTGTAGAAGAGATAGCAGTCGAGTCGTAGACCCGTGCCATCTTGTCTTGTTTTGGAGAACTCATTTCCGGGTCAGCACCATAGAGATTTCTTTGAGGTAACACATATTTATAGGCATCTTCGTAGATCGTGCGCCACTCATCCTTGTGCTTCATTGCCCGTTCAAATCGAGCTTTTAATTCTTCTTTGGATTGTTTCATTTTACGAGTAGGACTTTCGGTTCATTTTAATCTTTCCCCCCGTCTCCAGTGCTACTTTCTTTGCTTGAGCTACCCCCTTCTTTGTGTACGGAAACTTCTTTTTTTGAGTTCCCTTCGCTGTCTTGTACTGGACTTCCGGCATTAGTCATCTCCTTTTTACGAGGGTTGCGAATATATTTTTTCATCCCATTCCTTTAGGATTTTTTCGTGGACCTAAGTTTCTTTTTTCAGCTAACGGATTACCAAGAAACGGATCTTCCCGGTCAGAACTAACCAATGCTCTCATTGACTTCCCGGTTCTTAGCGCCCTTTGACGAGCCGCCCCTTTTCTTTTTTCAGAGGCTTCTTGCTCTGCAACGGCTTCTTCTTGCTTTTTGATGCTTTTGTCTGCATCGGCTTCTGCATCTTCGGCCGCAGTATCCTTCTTACGGCTTCCACCAAATATAAAACCCATTTAAAAAATCCTCGAATAAAGTTTAAAATTAGACCCATCTGCTCCAAACTGTCTTAGTTCACCTTCATTTTCGAATAACATAAGCTCAATCCACTTAATAGAGAGAAAGTTTTGGCAATGAACGTAGCACTGATATCTTCTGGCACGCAGAATTTTGGCAGTATATTCAAAGAATTTTAGGGAAGAACGGCACATTTTAAATTTATGTTCATCAAGGTCAGAAGTAGGGATAAGCCATGCTTCAAAGACCCCTTTCCAGAGTGGAACAATGCCCCACATTGCGTAAATACGGCCATTAGCAAGGCCAGAAAATGAATATCCTTGGGGCAATCTATCGATTAATTGCTCTTTATTTTGTTCTACTAATAGAGCATCCAATGGCCGGAGAGGGGCATTAGTCAAATGGTCCGGGGAAAAATCTTTTATCTGATACGTTACCCCGTCAAATTTCAATATTTCTTCAATTTCTTTAGCTAAAAACATCAAAATCTACCCACGCATTGGCTTGTGTTCCGAAATTTGGAGATTTTCCTCTGGTCATTGTGCGGTGTTCTCCACCACCAAGCAGTAAATATCCCAGTGCATCCGCAACGTGAGAGTGCATATTTTTCGATGGAACATCCTTAAATCTTTCCTGTGTACCAATAGCTACTCTTTTAAAATGATACCCACCGGCTAGGGCTTTTCGCAGTCGATAACATTCACGATGTACAAGAAATCCGGGCTTACCATCAATCAATCGGGTCATGGGAAGTGCTCCGGCTTCTCGTCTTGTTTTAAATTCATTTGTAGCTGTGGGTCGTGCTATTAATCCCTGAGATCGCAAGTGGTCATAGGCGGTGGTTTCGTAGATCTGATCTCTCTGTGAACCTGCCGGATCACCCCAGATCATAACATCATGCCCCGGATAGTAGCTATCCAGATCGGCTTTTAGCATATTAACAAAGCGCTCCAGACCCATATCAAAGGTAACCAGTTCTCTGAGAATATGCCAAGTTCCATTTGGCATACGCTGTCCAAATACTGCTGCCGGAGTTAAACCAAAGTCTAAACCGATCTGGATAGGTACACCTTCAATTACTTTTAAATCCTCGGACATGGAATGATCATCATACTCCTGCCATACGGGTTTACCTTCCTGCACATAAGTGTATTTTCCTTCCGCATAACAACGGATCCAGTCTAGGTTTTTTCCTCCTAAAATTTGCTCATAATAGCCATCTACCAGATTGTCGAGGTTCTCGGCTTTGGGGTTGGTTTTCCACCATCTTCCGGCTGAGAAAATAAATCCCTGTGCTTCCGGGCTATCCTTTGGCACTTTGTCCGGGTTGACCTCTATAACTCCTCCCGGTTGCTTGTAAAAACTCCACTTAAATTGACCACTTGGTTTTGTTTTCTCGGCATATTCAAAGAGCCAGTGATCATCATCTGGAGGGTTAGTGTCAAGGATTACCCCATGCCAAGTGGGTCCACCATCTGCTTTGGTAGGGTATCTTCCCTT